ATTGTAAGGGATTTAAGAAAACTGATGAGGGTTAACGGAGACGGTTATATTTTTTCTCTTGACGGCGGTATTACTCCTGTAACACGGAAACACATTTATAATGGTTTGTCTAAGGCTTTTGGTAAAATCGGAATAAGCAAAGAGGAAATGGACAGCCGTGGTCTTAATATTCATGCGTGGCGGCATTTCTGCAATACGGAGTTTCAAAAAGGCGGCTTGACTGTTAAGAAGGTACAGGCTGTTACAGGGCATAAGTCCGAGCGGTCAACTGATACTTATACGCATTTTGACCCTATGGATTTTGGGGAAGTGCCGAAAATTCAAGCCGAGTTGCTTAAAAAGAGACCGATAAAAAAAGATACGGCGGAAAATGAACGCCCTGCGTTTACTCTTGTAAAAATGCCGGAAGAAAATAAGGCTGGTCGGCGTAGACAGGCTTCGTAAACTTATCTAAAAATATTCTGATTGCCCTCGCTTGTGCGAGGGCTTTTTTTTGCTTTTGCACATGAACTTAGTCATTTAAATTTTGTAATCATGGTTGAAATCGGAATATTTATTTTTTCTCCGTTTATAGTTGATGAGGGCAAAATTTTCTGAAAATTGCGGAAAAAACCTATATAAATCCCTTTCGGGACTATTGATATTTAGATCGGATAGCGGATTTGGCTCCATTTGAGATCATTCAGATAAATTGGGTATTGGAAAATGGTCGCCGCTATATATAACAATAACGGGGCTTATTGATAGTTAGTTCTGGTTGTGGTTTTTGCTTTCTTTGTGAGGGGGTGATTTTGGAAACTTATTTGACGATTGAGGAGCTGGCGGAATATCTGAAACTTGCGGATCAGACTATCAGGCGGTGGGTGCTTAACCGTGAAATTCCCTATCGCAAGATTAAGAAGGTGATACGGTTCAGGGTTTCTGAAATTGAAAAATGGATTGAAAACGGCGGGATATATGATCATGTTGCCTCCCGTAATGATATCCATAGGGGTTTGTTTGATGAGGAAGATTGCGAAACGGCAGACGGCGCGGAAGATGAGCCGGACACGGAGAGCGCGGAAAATGGGGGCGGTGTATGACTGACATTGACAAGGTTATCGAAGAAGCGAAAGCAGAGATATTGCCTTATGAAAGTTGGGAGCGGTTGACAGGAGAGAGTTCTGCGGCGTTTTCGGCTTTTTGTGTTTATCGCGATTTTGGTCTTGAGCGGAATATCCGCAAGGCTGTTGAGAGCATAGAAAAAAACGAGGTTGTACGCGCCAAGCGGTACAGGGTATGGCGTAACTGGTCTACTGAATTCCGCTGGAAAGAACGCGCTGCGGATTATGACAAATATTTGGAAAAACTGAAACAAACAGAGTTGCGGAAAACAATCGAGGCGCAGGGGGAAAAACACAGGGAAGTAACAGGAAAAATGCTTGATGTCGTGAAGAAAAAACTTGACATGATGAACCCTTCGGAATTGACGCAGGGCAATTTGACGGAGTGGGTGCAGACGGCGATTAAGGCGGAGCGCGAGGCGGCGGGGTTGTCCGCTTCTAACGGCAATTCGGAAATGAAACAGGGCGAATTGAACTTTGTATCCGATTTTAACGGATTATAACTAATTCGGGAAAAATCGGAATTAAGGGGGTAAGGAAACAAATATGATTTTTAAGCCTACGGCGGTTCAGCGTAAAGCCTTATCTCTTTTGAAATGCGGGGCAAAACATATTTTGCTGTTCGGCGGCTCAAGAAGCGGAAAAACTACTGTTCTTGTTATGGCGATTATTTATCGCGCTTTGCGCTTTGCCGGGTCTCGTCATCTTATTTGTCGTTATCGGGCTAAGGACGCGAGATCATCGGTACTGCGTGAAACTTTGATCCCGTGGCTTGATAATACTGTAGGAAAAAACGGTTACAGGTATTTGGCGCATGAAAGCATGATTACGCTTTATAACGGCTCGGAAATTTGGATTGGCGGTTTGGGCGATAGGGAGCAAGCGGACAAAATACTCGGACATGAATATAACACGATTTATTTTAATGAGATTAGCCAGTTATCTTATATTGCTGTTACTACTGCTTATTCGCGTTTGGCTATGAGAATTCAAGGCTGTAGAAACTTGTTTTTCTATGACTGCAATCCGGGAAGTCCGCTTCATTGGGCGTATAAAATTTTCGTTTTGAAAAAAACTTTTCTTTCTAGTGAACCGCTGGAAAAACCTGAACTTTATCAGTCTATGCTGCTTAATCCCGAAGATAACAGGGAAAATTTGCCTGATGACTATATCGCTGACATTCTCGATGTTCTTCCCGAAAAACAAAAAGCCCGCTTCCGTGATGGTTTATGGGTAAAGGCTGAGGGCGTTATCTACGACAGATTTGATGAAAGNATGATNATCAAATTTTCAGANTTGCCTGAAAAGTTTGACCGTTACGCTGCCGGACAGGATTTTGGANTGAATATAACTTTTGTTAAAATCGGCTGGCTCGGCGATGTGATTTTCGTGTTAGCTGACTACGGCGCATTTTGTATGACTACTCAATCCTTTAATGAAGAACTGACGGCTAGGGGTTTAATCGCTTGTCCTGATGATATGGGGCTTCCAGTGTACTGCGATCCGGCTGGCGGGGAGCGCATACAGGAAATTACAGGGGGCGTGAAAGCTAATAACAGCGTGGAAAGCGGGGTCGATTATATCAACGCTAAAATCGAGCGCGGTCAATTTTTCGTTTGCGAGGGGTGTAACGGTGTTCTTTCGGAGATTTGGGACTATTGCAGGGATGAGGCGGGGGAGATTGTCAAGGTAAACGATCATTACATGGACGCTTTGAGGTATGCGGTTTTTAGCGATATTCAGCAGGGAGTGGTTTTTCAATGAACATATTTGAGCGGATATTCAGCCCCAAAATTAAAGCTGTCAAAACAAATAGTGAAGAAAATACACGAATTTCCTTGACGATTGAAGATGATTTTATTAATTTATACAGCGAACATCCGTTTGTAAATGCATACTTCCTTAATTCATGGGTAAATATCGCGGTCAATATTCTTATTCGGAATATTGCCCGTGCAGATTTTACGGTTAAAAAAGAAGGGGAAGATATTACAAACGGTCAAGTATTTGAATTATTTAGAAAACCTAATTACTCTTTAAGCCGTTACGACTTGTGGAAAGAAACTGCCGCTTGGTGGCATCTTGAAGGCGAGGCGTTTTGGTGGTTCGGTCCAGATTATTCGGGCGGTATTCCTAAAGAAATTTTTATTATTGATCCCCGTAAAATGCGGCATGAAGGCGAATTGTCCGGGGGCTTTGATTTTTCATCTAGGCATATTCCCCGGCGGTGGTTCTACCATTGCGGCACAGAATTAATTCCTATTTTTTCCGATGAAATTATTCACTTTCGAGACTTTAACCCTTACAACCCTGTTCGTGGAATTAATCCTCTTTTGCCGCTTGCTTTGGAACTTGAGCAGGATTATTACGCGAATAAAGCTAACTCACAACTTTTGAAAAACAATGCAATCCCGCAGGGGATTTTGAAAACTGAACAGACATTGAGACCTGAAGAAGCGGATCAACTTGAAAGAAGGTGGGAGAGCAAATATGGGAATGTCAAGGCAGGGCGGAAAATTGCGGTACTCGGCAAGGGTACGGAATTCAAACCTGTTACTTTCAGCCCTGATGTTATCAAACTATTTGAACTTAAAAAGTGGAACTTATACACGATTTTAGCAAAGTACGGAATTCCGCCGAGGGTTGCCAACATCAGCGATAGATCAACGGCTCTTTCAGGCAAGGATACGGCAGAACAACACTCGGCATTTTGGAAGTATACGCTCATTCCGATACTGCGGCAATTTGAGCAAATATTAGAAAGTCAATTTTTTATAAAGCTAGGCATTAAGGAGCGCGGTGTTTTTGATCTTTGGGATGTGCCCGAATTGCAGGACAGCGAGGACGCGCAGAGCCGCAGGGACATTGCGGAAATTAACGCAGGACTAAAAACAATTAACGATGTGTTACGCGAAAGGGGCAAGGAGACTAAGCCGTGGGGCGATGTCTGGTATCGCCAAAAAAATTTAATTGCAACTAACGGTGAGGACGGGGAAAGGGAATAATGAAGGGCGGAACGCTTATTGTAAGCAGGTCTGTTAATTTACTTCCTCATTATAAAGATTGTTTGGAAAAACTTGATTTCAAAAATGTTTATGTTACTTCATTGGATAAATACGCGCTTAACACGTTTATTAAAGATTTAGAACCTGAAATTGTTATTATTCAGGCTCAGTTTTATTATTCCGTAACTCCTTACATGGTGTCATTGCTGTTAAAGCAATTCAAGGGTTTATATGTCGCTGTTGTATCAATGTCGCAATATCCCCCCGATCTTGGTATGTGGTTTATTAATAACGGCGTAAAATCTTATGTTAGTTATCTTGACGGTAGAGACCAATTTTTTCAAGGGATTAAATGTATAAAAAATAAAGAAGAATTTATTTCCGCGTCTGTTCTTAACAGATTGGAATTAAGGCAGGAATTGCCAAAAGCGGCGCGAAAACTAACGGACAGACAAATTGAAATTATGAGGCTGGTTTGCTGTGGTTTTACTGATGATAGAATTGCCGATACTCTCTACTTGTCGAGCCGTACTGTTGACGCTCATAAAAGGGATATTTACCTTGCTTTGAATGTCCGAAATGGCAACGAACTTATCAGAGCGGCTTTAACGCTTGAAATAGTGAAAATGGAAGAAATTTATTTTTATCCTGATAATTTATCGGTACAGCCGAGACCGGATAAAAAATTAATTCAAAGGGGAAAAAAATGATTATCAGAACTAAAAGCGGGGAATTTCAAGTAGGCAATTCTTATGTACTTCTTGATTTTCTCGGAGTGAAGAAAGAGGCGGCGGGGCTTGTAAAGGTTAATGATGAGTTTGAATTGATTGCTTCCGTGCCATTACACCTAACAGCGGATAATGAAGCGGGGCATGGAATTGAATGGACGCTTTCAACATTTGACCTTGACAGGTTTGGAGAGAGGATTGATCCGCATGGGTGGGATTTTTCGCAATATTGCAAAAATCCGATTGTTGAGTGGTCTCATCGCTACGACATTCCTGCTATCGGCAGGATTGAGGGATTGACTGTTAATGATGAAGGTTTACACGGTTTAGTTATTTTTAATGACAAGTCTTTTGATACTTTCGGCTGGTCGATTGGGGAGCGTGTAAGGGCTGGCGTTATCCGCGCCGGTTCTGTCGGGTTTAGGGTAATGGAAATTGAAATTCCGTCTAAAGAGGACAGTAAGGACGGTACAACGCTTATTTTCCGAAAACAGGAATTACTGGAATTCAGCATTTGCAATGTTCCGGCAAACCCTTTCGCATTGGTTAAAACAATTGAGACAGCGAAAGCGGAGACACAGGAATTATCCCACCCTGTATTTTGGGGCGGGTTAATAAATAATTTATAGGAGAGTAATTTATGGACGAACTTTTGAAGGCTTTTGAGCAAAGAATAGCCAACATGAAGAAAATCGAAAGTACCGGATTTCCTGATCCGGCAAAGGCGGCGGAGTATTTTAAGGAAAAAGAAATACTTCTGGAAGAAATGGCGAAAACTCTTGAAACGGTTACTTCCAGTCAGTCAGCGCAAATTGTGGCTTTAGGAGAAACTGTCAAGAGTTTGCGGGAAGAAGTGAAAACACAAATAAAGTACCCGAAAGAATTAACACGGCGCGAATTGCTGTATCATCTCGGAAGGGGAATTGCGGCGGCATGGGAAGGTAATCAAAAGGTGCTGGCTGATTTGTCATTTACACCTAACCCAAAAAATGAAAATTGGATTAACCCGAAAGATGTAACATGGGGTGAGAAGGGCTGGACGGTTAATAAGGCGGCTCTGGGTGATCCTATGGGCAACATGGCGACTAACGAACAATTTTTGATTAACCCGATTTATGAAACAGAAATTATGTCCGATGTTGCCAAAAAATCTGTGATGATGAATTTGGTTCGTCATCGTCCGATGTCGGGTCCTTCTATCTTCCTTCCCACAAGGGACAGGGGCGGCGTTCAGTTGAATTGGCTGACAGCATACGGACAGAAAATTGAGGGGAGCAAGCCTAAAGGCGCGGAGCGTGTTGAGTTAAAAGCCTATACTCTGGCTGGCTACATTCCGTGGTATGACGAATTTGAAGAGGACGCTTTTGTCGATCTCGGCAAAATTTTCATCGAAGAGTTTATTGAAACCTATGGGCAGGANTTTGACCGTCAATGCCTGTTAGCTGATGACGATCCTTTTACCGGGGCAATGGCGTGTGATGACGTAACNGAAGTTACTATCAAGGGAAACACTATCAATGATCTGACTTGGAAGGATTTCAGGGACGCTGTGTATAAAGTTCCGGCTGAGGAGCGTAAAGATTGCGCTTGGTTTCTCAATGAAACTGTGTTAAACCACATAGCCAATATTGAGGATACTACGGGGCGTCCAATTTGGAGGCGTCCGACTGAAGCCATGCCGGGGCGTTTGGATTTGTACCCTTATCACGAGGTGTCAATCCTTCCTCAAATTGCCGACATCGGGGCGAATGAAATATTTGCCATTTTTATGAACCCTAAAAGAATTCAACACGGCAACAGGCGCGGTATCGAACTTAAGAAATTTGACGGTACAACAGAGAGCCTCGAATACGGCGAATTGTTTCTGCGGTTCAGGAAGCGGGACGGTTTCCTCGTTACAAGACCAAAGGGTAATATGGTTGTTCTGAAAACAAAATCATCATAAAGAATATGGGGCGTTATACGACATTAGGAAGTCTGTTTGACGGTATCGGCGGGTTTCCGTTGGCGGCTGTCAATGTCGGTATAACGCCGGTATGGGCAAGCGAAATTGAGGCCGCGCCTATCAGCATTACTAAAAAGCATTTTCCCGATATGAAACATTTGGGAGATATAACGAAAATCAACGGGGCGGAAATTGAGCCGGTAGACATTATCACTTTCGGTTCGCCTTGTCAGGATTTGAGCATATCGGGAAAGAGGGCGGGGCTTGAGGGTAAGCGGTCGGGACTTTTTATTCATGCGTTACGGGTCATCAGGGAGATGAGGATTGCAACTAACGGAAAATTTCCAGCTAGAATTGTTTGGGAAAANGTGCCCGGCGCTTTCAGTTCGCACAAGGGGCGGGACTTCTACACGGTCATCAAAGAAATTTGCAAAATCGCCGAGCCGGATATTTCAATTCCTAGACTTGCGAAAAAATGGAAATGGCTGGCTTCTGGAGCCGTCTTGGGAGATTGCTGGTCGCTGGCCTGGCGTGTCCTTGACGCTCAATACTTCGGCGTT